TAACTGATTAGCGTAACTTGCGCCTTTAGGTTCTATCTCCCTGAGCTCTGTTCCTTTTTTCTTTCTTATAACAACGCCGGGCCTTGAACCCATTTCTTTAAGGTCCTTCCAGGCATTGTCATCAGGTAAGGCGTCATCGTCGCCGATCCAACCTGAGTGCGCCTGAGTATTTAATATATGAAGGAACTGACTTCTCGACTTATTTATTTCCCTGTTAGGATCCTTGAGATTCCTAACTATTCCCTTTATCTTCAATACTTCTGTCTGAGCTGATGGGCGCCACTTGGCAAGGAACCTGAATATCGGGAAACCTTCATAACTCGGGCTGAACGGGCTTCTGACGTCTTCCTGTAATTCGTATCCGCAAGCCGTCGAAGCATACCACATTTCATCGACGTTTCTATTGAAGACTTTTAAATCCGCCGGAGTGTCATCTACCGGCTGAGGCATATTCGGGATAAATGTAGGATCTATCATCGGCATACTTCCACCCATCCCGCCGGTTCCGCCCATCCCCATATCAGGCGCCATCTGAGGAGCCTTCAATAGATTTTCCTGATACTTCCTTGTCGCTGATTCAAACTGATCCTTGAATATCTTTAATATCTCAGCCTTCTTCGCTTCCGCCTCTTCTTTTGTATTAAACTTCTCGACAATATCTTCGTGTATATTATAGATAAACCATTTCTCGACGCTCTTCCTGTGCCAATACTCTTTGAGCGTAAATAACTGATCCTTGCCGGCTAAAGTATCTTCTGTTGCCGTTTTATCATTTACTTCTTCTTCTTTCCCTAGATGATAATTGTCGGCGTCGCCTTCTTTCTTGACATCCCCGGTAGAATCGTCCATTGATATATTGAACGTCTTTATAATCGATTCTTTCTTCGGGTATAATTCTATAAGGCGGGATTTTGAAAGCTTAGTAAGTTTAATGAGATATCTTGCGTCTGATAAATCATATTCCTTCGAGTCCGGATCAACCAGAATAGCGTAAGGCTCATCGTTCCTGAATACAAGATCTCCGTTTATCGGATCCTTGTCATAGACTTGCCCTAGCTCGAGATAACTCTTTCCGCATATCGCGCCTTCTTCAAAACAGATATCTTCCTTGAAGTTTAAATGGCCCATCTTATCAACGTGATTGATTGCCTTATCAGCTACCTCAGAGAATAATTTGTCTTCTCCGCCTTCGGGATGGGCTTTAATACGGGCTTTATTTTCTGTATGATGACCGCAGACTAGATCTATTAACGGCTCTATCTTGTTGAACGTCAATACCGGGCGCCCCTGATCTTCAAGCTTTGTCTTTTCTTCGGCTGTCCATTGTTCCCCGAGCGCGAAATTAAAATCTTCCTTCGCTTCTTTATTCCACTCTTCGACTTTAGCGGAAGCGACTATAACCTTGCGATCTATTTCTCTCACTAGATCCGTCTTGCCTTTAGATCCTTCCTGTAAATCAGCCTCTTCATCCGGGTTGAGTTTTTTCTCTTCTTTATTCTCAGCCATTATTAACTCCTTTTTAAGCTATCATAAAAGACCTTGAACTTTTATCTCTCAACGTATCATTTCTATCTACCAGGATTGAACCGCTATCTCCGACGTCTTTAACATCCTTGACAAACTTAGCTTCTTCAAGGGCCCATTGAAACATAACCCAAGCGTCCGCTCTGTCCGGAGATCTGCCTAAACGTTCCTTGACGTCCACTTTATCTTCGAGCTGAATCAAGCCTCTATTATTCTCAAAGAAACATACTTCCAAAAGCTCTTCGATTAAAAGCGCGTCATCCGGGATTGAAGCTGTGCCATTTATACAGCGCTGTTTCGCTGTGAACCACGCTTTCGCCCTGAGGTTCTGATATTCCTGTTTAATACCTGGACGTTCATCAGCCGAACCGGCTCCGTGAAACTTTATGATATCAATCCCTTTATGCTCGAGCTTATCTAACTCTTGCTTGACTCCAATACCCACTCCGTCGCAATCAACGACGATGAAGTTTCCACCTACTGCCTGACATAAACCTAATACGTGAAGAGCATTTGTTCCAGGCGCTTGATTCGTCTGTATCTCTTCTTTCTGGACCATCCCGTTTTGACCGGCATATAATACGTTCTCATCATCGCCTTCGCCGGCTACATCGATCGAGGCTCCGGCTTTAACCTTTGTCGATATTGTTTCCTTGCCCTTAACTTTATTTATAATTGAATCAGAGAATACATTATTGATACTCGTCTTAGGCACCTGGCCCAAGACTCGACCAAACCATCGAGGATCTTCTTCTCCCCATTTCTTGCGCTTGTCTTCAACCCACTCATAACTGCATAAGCCGGGTATAACTGTTCGCTTCTGAATATAATTAGGATTATCAAGGCAAGAGAAATTAAAGACGATATTATCTGTGGTATTCTTTAATCCTTTTGCGAACCTGCCCTTTGCCCTTGTCGGATTGCCTATAAATATAACAAGCACGTTTTCGCTTGTCGTTATGCCGTCTATCTGATCGTAGATATTATCTTCGACCGCCTGAGCCTCTGACACTATTACGCATATATTCGGACAATGAAAGCCTTGAAACTTTCCACCGCCACCATCTTTACTCGCTCCGGTTTCTTTTGTAGTGAAGCCGATTAAATACCAGGAGTTCTTCTCTATCTCGATATATGGATTGACAAAAGCCGTTCCCTGAATAAATGGATCGCGCTTCTTCCAATGATTCATAGTTTCAGAATACATTATCTTTTTAACCTGTCTATCTGTCGGGGCTGTTTCAATTACTATTGAGGGCTTATAACTAGAGAGGAACCAAAGCGCTATCCCACCGCATATATAGTCTTTCCCGAGAGAGTGCCCGGATCCTACGTATATATGCTTGTGCTGTTTAATCGCTCGAGGGCAAGCGTCCAGGAGATCCTTTTGGAGCTTCCATATACTCTGAACGTTCAGCATTGTATCTACGTAAACAAGAGGATCCTTCTGCCAGGTATCAATCAATTCTTTCGCTAGGCGCTCTTTTTTAGAAGATTTCGATTCTGTTTTTATGTCCGTTATGTCCGTTGTTACCATTTCCATTATCTCCGTCGGTATTTTTATCGTTTAAACTCGATATGAGCGACGATCTTTTTTCAGTTAGACCATTACCTTTAGCTAATTCGTGGACTCTAGAAAGTGATAGATGAAAGTGCTGTTCTATCTGTGGCTTCTCGCCTTCAACTTCTTTCCGGGCCTCTGCTACAAGAGCCGGGAGAATCCCTATTTTCTTTTCTAAAACTTCTCCAAATTCATTGATTGATTTTGTATGCCAGGTTAGAGCTTCTTCTGAGGCCTCGTTTAATAAGGCAAGCCGATGAGCTGTATTCGCTATAGGGATCCTGGATATATTTTTAAGATATTTATTTTTAAAATAGCTGATGACTTTTTTCCATCTCTTTGCCCTTCTGTAATTATCATTGATATTTTGAATAGAAACTTCGACGTCGCAACGATCCTTAAGTAAGTCTTGGATTTGCTTGTCTGATTTGTTCATCGCTATCCATAAACAAATCTTGACTTGATAAGATCTATCGGTATTGTTTCCGGGCCGGCCTCTTCTCAATTTTGCCCCTATTTTTTTTAGAAGGTTTAAACGTAACTTCAATAGCATTTGCTCTTAAATACGCAAAACTCTTTATAACAGATACAATTTGACTCTCGTCGGTAGTGAGCTTGATTTCAGCCCCACCGGAACCATCTAAAAATATGCACTTTTTATCGGGATTTAAACTAGCTATGAATTTTACTTCGTTGTCTTTAGGCATAAAAAAAGGGATAACCTTCGCTTTTGTTTCCGACGAAAGCTATCCCTTTTTCCGATTACCCTCTTAAAATAAAAAAGAGGATAATACAAACCGGTTTCCGACTCCGACTTATACTATCCTCTTTAACAGAAAGTATATATGAAGGCTCCTATTTTGTCAAGCTTATAGTATATGATTATTCAAATACTTATAAAGAATATTGAAATCTGCTTTCTTACTTACTTATCTTAACTTACTTAACTTACTTATGGTAACGACTCGTTACAACTGCGTGCCGACTTGGGACGGATTCGTAACGGGAATAGCCATTTTATATTATAAGCTCTTATGTTTTTAAGAGTTATAGCTTTTAACATCTGATTCTTAGCCATTATCTACACTCCCCGCACGTCCAGGCTTTGCCTGATTGATTTCTTTTTGTAGGAATTAGAATTAAAAATACCTCTAAGCACTTTGCACATCTGCGGGCATAAAACTTTTGCTTTATCTTCTTCATATCCCCGTTACTCCATAATTAGCTCTCTTGCCTGTCTTAACCTTATTCTGCTGAGCTTGCTTGCGTTCATAGGCTTTAAAGCATTTCTCATCACAAAAGAGCTTTTTGCATATCCGCCCACAATTATAACAAAAGCCGGTTACTTCAAGATCCTGGAAACTCATCTTTATAGATATCCTCATTTTCATACTGCCGGTTATCCCAATAGGCAAAAGTCCGCTTATTAGAAGGATCCGAAAGCCCTAGCCGGCGCCAAAGCTCCGGATCCTCTCCGACGGGGCGCATATCCGGCCCGCGCCTAATATTTAAAAATCTTATAAGAAATAAGACAATTTCTCTCAGCATATCTTTTAGCCTCTCGCCGTGTGGAAAAAGTTAATAAACTGTTCTCTGTTCCTAAAGCTTCTATCAGCCCCTTCCCGTGATATAGAATTATGAAAAACATCCTTCCCCCTTTTTTATAACGCAAACATCATCACTATAAAAATATAAAATAAGATTAAACTCCCTATAACCTGTAAAGAGTCCTTTAACAAAGTGCTCTCCTTATCATAGGTTTTTCGTGTTTCAGCCAGGTAAAGAAGCTTCCGGTATAGTTTTTGAACGGCCGGATCCCGTGATTATCGAATTCTTTACAGCCTTCAAAACAGCTCGGGCAAAGGATCTTGCCGGGCTCCTTCACGGCACCACAACCCCAACAGCTCACGCTCCACGCCGCCGAATCCTTAAGTTTCTGATCTACCGGCGTAAAATCAAGCTTTACTCCCAACCTATCCATCATTAACCCCCTTTCGCTATATATTCATCTATCATATTATCCAAAACTTCTTTCATCGGCTTGCACAACTCTGCACATTTAGCTTTAAAGGCGCTATGTTTATCGTCATCAATTTCGAAATTTAGCCGGTTTATTCCTTTTATATTTAAACTTTTTTTTGTTTTATTTATAATTAAAGCATTACCTTTATAATCCAAAATAACAAACTTAACTTGAGGATATAATTTTTTAAATTCTGCTATTTTCTCTTTGTTAGCGCGATAGGCTTGGCTTGTTCCTACCACTTCAATATA